AAGAAGCGCGTGTTTCTACAAATGGGAAGAAATATTAATGAATGCAAACACTAAACAAGTAGCAGGCGATCACTACAAGAAGTATGGAGACATTCAGCCGTGGGATGTGGTACTAGCATGGAATCTTGGTTATCTAGAGGGTACTGCTCTTAAGTACATTGCACGATGGCAAGACAAGGGGGGTATTAATGATATTAAAAAGGCCATTCACTTCCTAGAGAAACTTATTGAGGTGGAAGAGGCTAAGAAAGAAACACACACCACTGTTGAAGGGGTGCATAAGCAATGGGTACAGATGAACCTTATGGATGAAGCAATGGAACATCAACGTGAATAATAAAACAGGTGTGCTTTATGAGTGATGAAATCTCTGACCTTAAAGCCCGTCTTGTAGCTCAGCTAGATGTGTATGAATTCCTTGATGCTCTGGAGTTTGACATGAACGATTTGGTAGAAGCCCTACACGATGTCATTGTAGAGAAGCGTGCTAACCTGGAAGATGCCCTTGTCTGAAAAAGAAAAGAACTATAAAGAACTAGAGAACGAGAAACGCCTAGGCAAAAAGCGTTTCTTAGAACGCATGGTGGAAGATGAAGAGGCAGCACAGCTTATTCAAGACTTTTTAAACAAACATGAACAAGAGGAAACTCTCGATGAACGAGACCCAACCCGTCCCTTTAGCTGAACCATCTCTGGTTCGCCTAGTTTGGCATACTCCCCAAGCAGAGCAACTCATTGCAGACATGGCACGAGTATCTGCTCCAGAGAATATTGTTTAAGCATATCACTCATATTTAGCCTTTAAATAGTCTAGTGATACAGGCATTACGTCGAACTCGCCGTCAATAACATTATGCATCATGATGATGCCACGCCAATGCTTGTTACCCTGGGGGCCCATGTAGTCTTCATTATGTGTGTAACAAGAGCCAGCAATGATTGATGTAAGTCGCTTACCATCACCTCTATGAGCCATAGCAATTTGTAAGCCTTGTTGATGGCCTGCCACAGTGGACATATGTTTTTTACTTAGAGTGAGAGCAGCACTACCCACAGGACGACCAAGAGGACCGGAGACAAAATAGTGAGAGAAAGCCACACCACCGATAACCACAACCTCAAGGAATGGAAACACCTCCCACCCATATTCTTTATACTTAAGATCATCAGTGGAAAGCACTCCTTCTAGTTTTGCATCGTTGTTTACGGCTTTGTTAATACGGGCTTCATGATTGCCAAGTGTAAGGACCATCCGAGGGTTATACTGTCGGTGGCGAGACTTACGCATGTTGTGGTTATATTCTTGGATTGGTGCCAGCAATAGCTCCATTCCTTGAATAGCAGCAGCAATGTCAGCTTTATACCTTCGTCCCTCGAAAGCTTTCTTACCGACGTCATAAGAACTAAGGCTAGGCATATCCGCAAAATCCCCCCCGTTAACAATAACATCAGGCTTTTTCTCCAAAAGATACTGTCCGATATGAGATAAATAGGATAGGTCTACTCCAGGCTTTACTTGACAATCTGGAATGTATAAAATCTTCATGCATTAAACCTCTCAATACGGAGTTTGAGAATGTCTGCATAGTCAATCATGGCCATCTTCTGTTCTTGTAGAAGGTTTTTATCCACTCGTTCTAAAGTAAGATAAATAGAACCATCCTGGAAAGCAGCAAGGGCTTCAATCTTAGTGGTCAGCTCTTTAAGCTCGTCTTTAACTCTTTGTTGGTAAGTAGTCAATGTGTTTGCTCCCCATCGTCAATGGGAGGAAAGTTCATGTAATCGTCCTCATCCTCAATTACCTGCATAGGGAGAGCACCAGCTTCCATTAAAGTGTTGAGTCCTACAGCGAGAACATACTCATGTTCTTCTGGAGACAGCGTTCCTTTGAACGTCACCTCACCCTTCTTTGTTTTAATTACCTTCTTAATATCCATTAAGTTCCTTTGCAAGTTGTTTGTCAACTAGATAACTACATAATTTACCCATTAAGTGATAATATCTAAATCCACCTAAAGTAATTATACATAAGAGGGTTCCAGGTAACATTGTCAGTATAACTGCAATCATCCATAGTACAAAGTACCAATTTACTTTAGTAAGCGGAATAGCAAATACATCACTGCTTTTTATTCCCACTTGATTCCTTTCGTTGTTGGGATTCATTGTAGCTTTTGATTTTATGGCAACCTACACATAACACCTGTAGGTTTTCTTTTTTGCAGAAAAGCCGTTCAATGAAAACATCCCAAGAAATAAAGCCTTGCTCTGGATGAACAACGGGCTCAATATGATCGACCACCACTTCTTTGGCAGGAAACTCACCTTCACAGAGAGCACATAGATAATGTTTACCTTCTCTGTTTGTCTTGGTGTTTAGTCTCTGCCCTACGTATGCTTCAGACAACGTCTGAAATTTGGGAGGGTAGCGTCGTGTACCTGCTCGTAAGACCGAGGTCACGAAGGCTTTTAATCGCCCTTCTGTCCAGGAGGTTGCCAATATTTCTCCTCCTCTTTTAAGATGTACAGCAGGGAAGCATTCCGATGCATGGTCTCTGCAACCAACTCCCCGTCGAATAGATTGGAAGCATTATCATATACATCCCGTACATAATAATACATGTCTTCTTCTTCTGTCATGCTGTCAATAGGCTCCTGTAGTTTCGCCACAAACTTGGGACAAGAGCCTCGCAGAGCACCATCGAAGCCAGGGATGTTGTCACTCTTGTCTCCTAAGATAAGCTGTTTGTAAAATGTCCTTAAACCATCCAGGGGAGATACAAGTTTAAACTCCTGTGACACCCAATTGAAATGGTGACCGGGAATCATTAGTAGGTCTTTGTCTAGAGAACAAATTCGGCTAGCTCCGTCAAGCTGTGTCTGACGGATACCAAGCATATCGTCTGTTTCCATACCATTTACAATGGAGCTACCATATTGTGTGACAAGTAGTTCTCGACAGGATTCTAAGTAGGTAGGTTTCTCTTTAGTTCGATTAGCCTTATATAGAGGATAGATGTTGTATCGGAAGTTATCACTGCCTCCTAGATAACATTCAATGTCTGGAGAATTTGTAGCTACACAAATTCGACTAATCATGTCATTGAGACGCCAAAGGGCCACTTCGGGGGGCTCTAGGAAGGGCTTGGCTCGTGTTGGTTCACAGCTAGCAGCCGCGCGGTACGCTAGAAGATCACCTAACCGTCCAAAAGATTTACAAAGAAACTCATGGACCACTGCCCTCCTTCTGAGTACCATTCTCAGTATGGTGCTTTAGATATTCTATAGCACTTTGTAGAAACTCTGGATTATCCATAAATGATCCTAGCCCTCTATTGCAATTTGTACATAAGACGGCACGTATCTGATTGGTCTTATGATCGTGGTCAAGGTGAGATAAACAACCTACCGGTTGCAGACTAATCCTACAGATAGCACATTGATTTCCTTGCGCCTCTAGCATTTTATTCTTTTCATCTAAAGAAATTCCATATGTAGTTTTGTAATGATTATTTCGTTTAGATAAAATATAAGCCTCATCATTTGTCTCAATGCGACGCTTGTGGTGTTTTCTAGCATTAATAATAGCACAGGATTTACACCAATAGGCCCTACCAAAAGGACCTGTTTTGTCTTTATGAAAATCAGTAAATAACTTCATTTCAAAACAACATCTACATTCTAAGTGTGTATCTGTATGCTTACGTACAATGGGTTTCTTACCTTGACTTTCCATTAAGCCCTGTCAACAAGATTTAACATACTCGTTTAACTAGATAGTAGTATTTACCATCTTCTTCTTTAAGAAAAATAACTTGATATTTAGATTTTGACAATGGTAAACCCATATTGGCTATAAGTGTCACTGTAAGACCCATGCAAGCGAGTTACTAGGCGACGCACATACTTCTTAGCTTCTTGATAGTCGCTAAAGCTTTTACTATTGTAACGCTTTAACTTCCCACAAACCTCACGCATGATTTTATAGCTCATTCTTCCTCTGCCCAATATTCTTCCATAGACCATTCATAACCATCCCAATTGTCTACACCACCGGCTTCTAGTAGTTCTAACTTCCAAAGTCGTTTCTCCATCTCTAGGAGTTTTTCTTTAGAAATTGATACATACTCCATATCCTCACTAATCATTACATTACCTCCACATCATTATCCATTTTAAACACATCACCTTGAACTACCTGCTCGGGTGTTTCCATTAC